AAGATATATTTCTAGTTGAGAATGATTCTAATTAGCAAGGGTATGCGATGTGCCATAGGGGGTGCCTGGGGTATGTATATAGTGCTTACACAAAATGAGAGACTTTTGAATGTAAACTAGATAAGGTCGCCCTGCTTATACGATTAGCTAGGGTCTTGCTATATAGCTGGACTGACCCAGAGAGACTCATATGCTTCACCCCCTGGAGAGTAGCTATATATATTATACTATGCCTTCTGCATTTGTCAACTCTAATTAAAAATAAATAATTTCTGTTGTCAACTAGCTGTAAACTTGTTATAATGTTTATTATGAATAACAACTTTCTACCTACGAATCAAAGTAGCAAAAGAAAATTAACAGAACAGCAAGAAACATTTCTCTCAGCATTAGCAACTACAGCTAAAGGAGATATTAACTTAGCTTTAGAAGAAGCAGGTTATCAATTGACATCTAAATCAAAAGTAATAGATTCCTTAAAGGATGAGATTGTAGATGTCGCCACAAAGATTCTAGCTAAGTCTGCACCACGAGCCAGTCAGAAGCTTGTAGAGATATTGGAGAGTGACGACCCAATACCACAAGTCAATGCTAAACTCCAAGCAGCCCAAACCTTATTAGACAGAGTGGGTGTTGCTAAAAGAGATAAGGTGGATGTTAATCATACAGTATCGTCAGGTATATTTATTATACCACAAAAAGAAGAATTAATAGATGTAACAGCAGAAGAGGTAGTTGATGAAAAGGAATAGTTCTACAATACCTTTTGGTTATAAGTTAGCAAGTGATGATAAGACTTTAGTTCCAGTAGCTAAAGAAATACAATCATTAAATGAAATGAAAGAGGGTGTTAAAGCAGGTGCTTTTAGTTTAAGAGGAGCAGTTGATATATTAGAACATCAAACAGGTCGTAAGTTATCTGCTATGGGTTTAAAGAAAATCATAGATAAAGATACTCCAGAGTTAATTAAAGAACAACCAAAAGGTTTATTAGCTAGAGATGACAAAGAGACAATATAATTATAGCTATGAACAGAAAGCTAAAATAGCTTCTAGAAAATTAGTTAAAGAAAAAGAAAAAGAAATCGCAAAATTAAAAAAGAACTTGGAGAATAAAACGAGAAGACTCCGAGATAAAAAAGAAGCATTAAAGGTGGTACAGAATGGAGAAGAAAAAAAAGAAACGAAGAAAGGTATGGTCATCGAAGAAGATAAACTTAGTAACCTTCCTAAGTCTGTTAAAAACCTCATTAAAGAAGAAAAAGAACGAATAGCTTTTAAACCAAACGATGGTCCACAGACACAATTTTTAGCAGCACCAGAACAAGATGTATTGTATGGTGGTGCAGCAGGTGGAGGTAAGTCATATGCAATGTTAGTTGACCCTCTACGATTTATGCACATCAAAGAACATAGAGCATTACTATTAAGAAAGTCAATGCCTGAACTCAGAGAATTAATCGATAAGTCTAGAGAGTTGTACCCTAAAGCATTCCAAGGTGCAAAGTTTAGAGAGGTTGAAAAGATTTGGAAATTTCCTTCAGGAGCTTCATTGGAGTTTGGTTATCTTGATAGGGATGCTGATGTATATAGATACCAAGGTCAATCGTACACCTGGATAGGGATTGACGAGCTAACACAGTATCCTACAGAATTTCCTCTTCAATATTTGCAATCACGATTGAGAACAACTAATAATGAAATACAATGCTACATTCGGTGTACTGCAAACCCAGGAGGAGTGGGAGGAAACTGGGTTAAAAAAAGGTATCTAGACCCAGCACCTCCTAATGAATCTTTTGTTGGTATAGATAAAATAACTAGAAAGTTTATACCTGCAAGTCTACAAGATAACCCTTATTTAAATGATGATGGTAAATATGAACAGATGCTTCAATCATTACCACCAACACAACGAAGACAATTATTAGAAGGAAACTGGGATGTTTCCGAAGGAGCTGCTTTTACAGAGTTTGAATATGATAAACATACAATAGCTCCATATGCATTACCTAAACATTGGACTAGAGTAAAAGGTATTGACTATGGTTATGCAGCAGAGTCAGCAGTTGTTTGGGGTTGTATAGACCCAACTGATGAAACATTAATTATTTATAGAGAGCTATATCAAAAAGGATTAACAGGAGAAGAGTTAGCTAAAAGAATTTTTGAATTTGAAAGAGAAGATAAACTATCTGTTGCTGGTGTTTTAGATACAGCAGCATGGGCAAGGACTGGTACAACTGGTCCAACTGTCGGAGAAGTATTAACAAGGGCAGGACATAAGCTTAGAAGAGCAGATAAGAATAGAATTCAGGGTAAGATACAAATACACGAAAGATTAAAATTAAACGACAAAGGTCGACCAAAGCTTCAGATATTTCGTACTTGCCCAAACATTATTAGAGAATTACAATCAATACCGATTGATAAAACTAAACCAGAAGATGTTGATACTAAAGCATCAGACCATGCTTATGATGCACTTAGATATTTAATTATGTCTAGACCAAGAAGTATTACAGCTTATGAAAATATGCAACAACATAAAAGATGGATACCATCTGACCCAACCTTTGGATACTAAATAATATGATAGATAAAGAACTAAAAGAAACAATAATTAAAAGTTTACTAAGACACGCAGAAGGACACATAGAAAAACATTGTGCTAATATAGAAGTATATTTAACTAATCCTGTAGGTATAGGAGAGCATTCAGATATACTAGAAGCTATTCAAAAAGAATTAGCTATCATTGCTCAATATGAAGATGAAATAAATATATTGAGAAAGTATTTTAATTAATGCCTTTGTATACTTTTAAAAATTTACAAACAAATGAAGAGTATGATGAAGTAATGTCATATGAAGATTTACAAGAATACTTAAAACAAGAACATATACAACAAGTATTTAAAATGAATATCTTTAGATACTCTGATAACAATGGTCTCAAAGACCAACAACACTCTTGGTTAAAAGACCCTAAGATAGAAGGTAATGGAAAATTTGAACCTTATGGTAAAGTGAAGACTGCTCAAGATAATCACAATCATAAAGTTTTAAAAAATAAAAAACACTTTGGGGAAAAGATATGACAAAAAAGAAAATACGAATAAATACTAGAGCTACTAGAGAAATAGATAGATACCCAATGGTTGCTGTATACTGGCTCGATATTTGTTCGGACAGTTCGTGGCAAAGCATGGAAGGTTGTAAGAAAGCAAAGCTACCTACTTGTGTAACACATGGTCATTTACTTACACAAACTAAAGGAGTTACAAGGATATTTGGAGATTATTCTCTATCAGATACTGAAGATGGCAAGATTGATGAGATAGGTAATACCACGATTATACCTAATAGTGTTATCGTGGATATTAAGAAAATAGTTGACAAGTCGAAGAAATAACTGTATTATTATAGTTATCTACAAATAGTATAACAAAATAGGAATTGTATGGCAGTTGATGAGACTATGAATCCAGGGATGGATGAAGAGGAAAAGTTAGAAGACTTAGCACCATTAGTGCTTGATATAACTTCTAAATTTTCTCTATGTACAGATAAAAGAACTGACGATGAAGATAGATGGTTACAAGCTTATCATAATTATCGTGGTAGATATTATAAAGATATTCATTTTACTGAACATGAAAAGTCAAGAGTATTTGTTAAAGTTACTAAAACAAAAGTTCTAGCAGCTTATGGACAAATTATAGATGTACTATTTGGTACAGGAAAATTTCCACTAACTATTGAAGAGACTGTTGTACCTGAAGGTATAGATAAATATGCACACATGAATCCTATGAAGGAAGAAATGGGTGTTGACCAAATCGAACCACAGATAGAAGGTAATTTAGATTACACTCCAACCCAAGACCCTATGGATAATAATATGGGATTAGGTTATCCAGGTGATGGAAATGATTTACCACCAGGAGCAACTTTTGATAATTTAGGTAATGTTAATTTAGGTGGATTACAAGAAGAATTTGAAGAAGCAGATTTATCTGAAGGACCATCTCAAATTCCTGAGATGCCACAAATTAAACCTGCACAAATTGCAGCAAGAAGATTACATAAATTAATTGAAGACCAACTAGATGAAACAGATGCTAATGTTGCATTAAGAAGTGCAATCTTTGAAGCTTGTTTATTAGGTACAGGAATTATAAAAGGACCTTTTACTTATAATAAAACTTTACATAAATATTTTGATACTGGTAATGGTAGACAATATGAAGCTCAATCAGTTAAAGTTCCTAAAGTAGAATTTGTTAGCATATGGGATTTTTACCCAGACCCTAATGCTAGAACTATGGAAGAAGCAGAATATGTTATTCAAAGACATAGATTAAATAGACATCAGTTTAAAGATTTATTAAACAGACCTTTCTTTAATAAAGAAAATATTTATAAATGTTTAGAGATGGGTCCAAAGTATGAAAAAAGAAGTTGGGAATCATCTATTGATACAGAAAATAATTCATTCGGTGAATTAGAAAAACATAGATATGAAGTATTAGAATACTGGGGAACTATAGA